CATTTGCTTGACTTCTTAGATCTTGTATTCTATCCTGTATTGCCTTAATATCATCTGCATACTTGGCATCTACTTTAGCAAGTGCATCATTAAGTTGTGAATTGATATTACGTATTTCTCTCTGTGCCGAACTTGCCACTGATAGTTCATTTGCTTTTGCTTCTTCTACTGCTTTATCAAATTTAGCACCGCCACCAAAGGATCCTTCAAATCTATCCTTGGCCGCTTGTATATCTGCTTCTTTACGTTCTCTTGCTTGATCAATACGTTTGTTCTGTAATTCTATTTGCTTGTCAAAGTCTTTTCTAATATCGTCTTTCTCTGCTTTAATAAGAGCATTAATTTTGTCTAATTCTACTTGTTCACGATCAATAAGATTATCAACACGGATGTCTTCCCCACCTAATAGGCGATCCATCTCGTTAGTCCATCTGTCTATTTTTGCTTCTGATCTTGCTAATTTATCGTCTAGTGATGTAATGAGTGCAACCTGTTCTTGACTCATAGATGTCTGTTCAATATGTGCTTTTGAAAGATATCCAAAGATACCCATTGATGTAATAAACATTAAAACAACAACGGCTATTGCAAGATATGTTTTAAGCCACCATACGGCACGACTCCAGTTCCTATGCAACCATACTGCCGTTACAAGTTTTCCAACTTCTAAAGACACTCCCATTATTATAATAGGTATAACTGCCGCGGCAAATATAGCCGCCAGACCTGCAACTGAATAATAAATTGCTACCGCACTAATTGTAAGTGCGGATAAAAAAGTAATTAATCCTAACCACATAGTGTTCCTTTGATACATATATATTTACCTAAAATTATCTTATAAATTTCCAGGTCCTCAGATGATTAATACAGGCAGTTTCTTTAAAATCTCTTGTCTTATTCTTGTAAGTAATTTGTGATAGTATAACTCTACAAAACCCACTGCCGGCTGGATATGTCATAGATACTTTAACTGCACCTTGTGAACCATTCTTTGCATTATACCATCTAGTAACCTGTCCTTCATCTAGATTGTCTAGTGCATAAAATACAGCCTGTTCCTGTTTAAGTTGATCTTCTTTAGGAAGTTTATGTAATCCCCATCTAAACAAGTTTACAACGGTTGCAACAGAAGTAGAAGTTTCTAAATACTTACTATTAGTGCTTGATGTCACACTACCAGAGGTAATGTAAGTTTCCTGTGTGTTTGCACAAGAAGTTAAAAGACTAACACTAATAATTAATGCTAGGATTGACGATTTCCCAACCACCATGCTCTCCATTTTTATCAAGTTTTTTACAAACAAAACCTCGTTTGTATTTCTGTTCACCACCAATTACTACACGATAATAATATTCTCTACAGTCTGTAGCAATTCCAGATCTTGCTAGGAAGTTTTGATCAGCAATTTTATCGGTACATTCAACCTTTGTCATAGACTCAACATCAGTACCATTCTTTACTAGAATGTCCTTTGTTGTATGACAATATTCAGGGCGATCAGCAGTCAATTGCTTACTAGCACACCCTTGAATAAGAACTGCACCTAATATTAGAAGTGCAATTCTATACATTATTGAACTCTCTGTGCTTTTGCGTCAGCAATCAGTTCTTCAAAGATTGCCTTGGGCATCTTAAACTTTACAAACTTATAATGCTTACCACCAAGTGTGTACCATTCCATTTCTTTCTCTAGATATTGTGCAATTCTAGTGTTAGAAACTTTATGCTTGATTACAGTTGTTGTGTTTTTATTATTGCCATCAATCTTGATCACTGTGCTTGAATCAACTGTACCGTTAATTCTCTTTGCAAAGTTATTGATTGCGAAAGCATACATTTCTTCTTCTGCACCCTGATGGAAAATACTCACACCAGAACCACAAGAGTAAACGTAGTCCTCTTTCCAAAACAAGAATCCTTCTGTTCCAGATTGTTCACACTTCTTATACCAACTTGGCATTGCATAAGTGTCTCTTTCGCTTACCGTAGTCATACTTGAACAAGCACCTAGTCCTATTAACATAGATCCAATTACAAGTGCCTTCGATAGTTTATTCATTTAAGCCTCCTTTTTAGCCTATTCATACTATAACACTATAAACTACTTTTAAAAATAAATCAACCATTAATTTGCCAATTTATTTCCATTATAATGTTTTAGCAATATTTTTTCTACTTTTTTCGCCTTTGCTTTTACCAATTTGACATAGTCTGGATTGGTACTCCATCTTGCAAGTAAATCAATTTGTTTGTTCAAATCAATCTTACCTGAATCTAGTTGTTCTTTTCTTTCTGTTCTAAAGTCTTCATATGCTGAATGTCTGTTAATAGTTTGGATCATATCCAAAACACTATCACATTTGGTTTTATATTTCTTTACACCCCATGGAGCATCAGGATTGCCTTTTGCTTTAAGCGATGGCTCATCTTTACGCCAAGTTCTAATACCAAATAAATTGTTGGCCTCGTGTGCAAATCTACTCTTACCATAACCTGTTTCTAATACTGCCATTGCAACAATAATATCTCTGTGTACTCTTGATTCTATATCAAGTTGTAAGTTGTGGAAAGCGATACACTTACCAACTGCAAGTATAAATTCTGTGTTATTACTATATTCTATACTTGGTTGAAAGAATCCATATGACTTCCATTCTTGTAATAAAGAGATTTCTTTTTTCTTTACTATTTTATCTGTTACAAACGTATTAGGAAAAAATGTTCCTGCTCCATAACTTGACAATATAACAAACATACTGCCTAATGTAATGTAGGTCCATCTTAATATTTTTTGTCTTAATCTTTTATCCATCTAGTTCCTTCTCATTGTTGCTATTTCAGTTGCCGCCTTACGACCACTTTTATCATCTTCATCATCTGCAAAGATGGGAACCATGTTAGATTTGTGCATTGTAGCAATACCAATTAGTCTACGTTTTCCTGTGTATTGCATAGGTTCTTTTTTGGTTGCGGGGGCAAAACTAGCCTCTGACTTTCCACTTGGGATATTATCAGTTTTACGTTCATATGCTACGCCTGATTGATGCCATGGTGTTGACATCACAGTTGTAGTTTTCTTTCTGCCTGGAACAAAGTTTCCATGTACGTATTCTACATATTGTTCCATAGTCATCTTATGGTCATGCATACCTAAACGTTTCATGTCTTTGTTGTAACGCCTTAGGTCTTCTGCCCATCGTTTTAATTTAGCCTTAGTGATTTGCCTTTTAGGTTTCTTTGTGTTTAACATAGTTAAGCCTCTAGCAAGATGCATTGTCATAATATTACCTCTTGAAATAAAAATTATACTATTAATATAACAGATATTTTGGAAATGTCAACCTTTATCGGTTGATAAAATAGAACTGATTTATGGAAAATCTACCCGAACCTTGTATTTTGGTTACTTCATGTGCTTCATAACTTGGAAATAAAATGATTGAATTGTTTTCCAAATTAGGTATATATTCTTGTTTAGCAAACTTTAAATGTCCGCCTTTGAAGGTTCTTGGTTCGTGACAGAATAAAGTCACTGCACTAATTGTGGCATGGTCGGCATGGCTTTGGTAATCACTGCCATCTGGGTAAAAATTAATTTGGGTAAGATCATCATTACACATATCCAAATATGACATAATTGGATTATCAGGAATCAATTTATCAGTGATATCAAAAATTTGTCTATTGTATGTAAGTATATCACTTTTGGATCTATCTTGCCTATAATGTTTGTCGAGGGATAAACCAATCATTCCATTTGATCTAGGATCTCCGTCGTCAGTCTTATCCGACATAAGGGGTTTTAACTTATGAAGTTCGGCAAACATAAGGCTATACTCTCGTGGAGCATAATAATCATATATTATAGTATGGGGGAACGGTACTTGAGTAGTTACTATTCGCATATATTTCTCCCATACTTTACGATTTTTAAATAATTAGTCATAAGTTTAATAATACAATATAACTTTTAATTAGTCAATACTCCAACTAACCAAAGTGTAACAAATATTGTTATTCCAATTTCTGCTCCAGTCATAATATTCACCTCCTGAATGCAAAATACTTATACACTCTTTACTTGTATTTGTCAACAAGTGATGTTATCAATTAATTGGCAGAGGCACAAGGAATCGAACCCTGTCTTTCAGATTTGGAGTCTGACGTGCAACCATTAACACTTTACCCCTAATTGATTAATTACAGCCAGAAACACAGAGCATGACTTGATGTCCTGTGATTGCTACATGGATTGCATTTACGATCAATGCGGCTCCTAGAATTGTGATATATGTAGCCATTTTGTTTTTCCTTCTACAGTTCGATTTAGGTGCAACTTTTCTGTTGCCAGGTAAGTTGCCAACCCCGTCAAATTATGCCGCTAGTGCATAATCCTCAGATGCAAAATTATCGTTTGCATTTATAGTTTTGTTACGTTAACGGAGTTCCCACCCGGTAATCTCTTTCATTCTTAACAAGCCAGTCGATCCTAATTCTACCCCGTAGGGGGTGTATTGAATTGGTGGAGTAGCCGGGAATTGCACCCGGGTCCTGCTCTTGTGACATACAATGACGTCAACAATTACTCTATATTTATAACACCTTTGATAGGCTATGTCAACCATTTTGAATGATAAACGGAACTCTTTCAATCAAATCACTTATATTAGAATAATAGATAAATATTATTGAGGGTAATTTTTTTAGGAGAGGGAAATAGTAGATCCTTTTACTGCAATCGCCGCCGCAACGTCGGCCTTTAACACCGTAAAGAGATTTGTCCAAGCCGGCCAAGACTTTGAAAACACAGTCGGGCAAATGGGCAAATGGTACACCGCTATATCAGATTTTAGAAAAGGACAACAGATGCATAAGAAGCCTCCGTTGTTCAAAAAAGTTTTCCAAGCAGGATCAGTAGAAGAAGAAGCATTACAATTACTAATGCATGAGAAAAAAATCATTGAACAAGAAAAAGAATTACAAACACTTTTAAACTTTCGTTATGGTTATGGAACCTGGGACGAACTAAAAGAAATGCGTCGTAAGATACGAGACCGAAGAGAAAAGGAAGTCTACAAGCAGGCCCAAATGCGTAAAGATTTTGTTGAAGCACTGCAAATAGGAACTGCGGTTTTATTCCTATTAGCCTTTGTAATAGGCTTATTATATTTTGCATTAGATTATAGAGGAATTATATGATATATGTCTTTGTGGTTACTGCTTTATTATCTTGGACTGACGCACTTGCCGGAGCGAAAACTTACGGAGCAACAAAGCCGTACACTTATGATCAACAGATAAGACGTGGCGAAAGAGAACAGGTTAAGATGACCGTTGCACGTAGAGTATATATGGGACACATAGGTGACAACCTAGTGTGCATATATGTTGGTGCAGGTAAAAGTAGTGAAACAATCGTAACAGGAAAAGATGATAGATGCCCAGGGTCAATGATGGTGCCATATGCACCAGATCCTACGTATGATTGGAAAGACACTCTCAAGAAGATGCAAAAAGATTATTAACAACGGAGATAGATATGGGGTATAGTAAACAACTTATCGACCATTATGAAAATCCTAGGAACGTAGGTTCTATGGATAAAGAAGATAGTGACGTAGGCACAGGACTTGTGGGAGCACCTGCTTGTGGCGATGTTATGAAACTACAAATAAAAGTAAACAAGAAAGGATGTATTGATGACGCCAAGTTCAAAACGTTCGGCTGTGGCAGTGCTATTGCTAGTAGTTCTCTTGTTACTGAGTGGGTTAAAGGCAAAACACTGGGCGAAGCAAGGGAAATTAAGAATACAGAAATCGCAACAGAACTGGCTCTTCCACCCGTAAAAATACATTGCTCAGTACTGGCAGAAGATGCCATTAAAGCCGCTATTGATGATTATAAGAAAAAGAATGTAAAATGAACGTTCATGCCTTCCTATTAGTATTGTTGCTAGGTGACGTACAACAAGGAGGGCAACCAATGTACTTTAGAGACATTGATAGGTGCAATTATTTTGCTAGTCAGGTTGTTAAAAGATATGGCAACTATGGTTATAGTTCTTTGGTTCCAAAAGAACATAGAGCAACCGCTTACTGTAAGCCTGTTTATATAAAAGACAACAGTCCTAATTTGTATTAGATTTGTTTGATGTTCGCGGCAATAGTTCGGCCACGGAATTCTTCAACTTGATATTCTAATTGAATACCTTCTAGTATATCCGTGATACCTGCTTTTTTAAATTGGGAAACGTGTACAAAGATATCTTTGCCACCTTTTTCTGGAGTGATAAATCCAAAACCTTTTACTGGATTATACCACTTTAGTTTTCCTTTTTCCATGTGTTATATACGCCCTAGTTCGTTTTTAGTAATAGTACTAATCATATTTATAAATTTTTCGGTAATTGTTACGGATATCATATTAAAAGAAAGGCGTTGTAAGAGTTACCATACAACGCCAATCTTATTTAAATTACATAGAGTTCTTTTTTTCTTGAATCTCTGCTCTTCTAGACTTTGCAAGTTTTCCCATTTCGCCTAATGCTTTTCTGGCTCTTGCCGCTGAGGCTTTCACGCCTTTTGTATCGAAAGATTCAGACTCTTTCAAGTAGTTCTCGTATGCCGCCGTGATTTGCTCATGAATTGATGACATATTTTTCTCCTGTTACTATTTTATATATGTTACGCCAAGTTGGTACTCTTTCGATTTGACTGTTCGAAAACGTCTTATTGTAACTATGTTCAATAAGGATTGGTTTAAGTCCATGCTTTAGTCCAACTAATGCATTTTCTGGCTTATCTTCAATCCACCAATGCCCTTGACCCATTTTGCTTAAAACTTCTTCCTTCCCGGAACCAGTTTCTAAAAAATGGATATCCTCAAAAGTGTCTTCACCAAAGACTTCTGCCAAATTCATTTTTCTTAATGCTTGACTATGCTTGTCTAATGTTAAAGAAGTAATCGCAGTAAAGGTATATCCTTTTTCCTTTAATGCCTTCACTATTTCTACACTATCTTTATGTGGTTCTAAAAAACCAATCCATGCAGATCGATTAAAGATCTTTACTAACCATTCTGCTTTATCTTCTGGAATAGCATCTTTCTGGATATTTGTAACAAATCTAAGATGTGTTTTATACTCTTTATCACCGTCTTCCTTTACGATGAAACCCTCTAACGCCATCCATCTTTGGAAGGCAGTATCCCAATCAAGTAGAACTCCGTCTACATCTACTAAAATTTTTTGACTCATGTTTTGATCCCAGTGGTTGCTTCAATATATTGTTTGGCCATTGTGGTATGGGTTTTTGAAGAACAAACTACACTGGACTTAGGCATATGGATATCTGATAACGGATCCGCTGTCATCATAAATTGACCTAGGCCAATTCCTTTACCTGTGTTCATTAATGTTAAAGGTTTGTGTAAGCGATAACCTGTTTCGGTTACGTCATCAACTCTCGCTACAATCTCTTCTCCTGATTGTAGTTTGAATGATACCGTATCGCCTTTCTTGTGCGGAGTTTCAATTAACATATTTTATTGTTTCAGTCCTTCCATACCGTGGTCTTCAATGTACTTAACAAGTTCATTGTATCCCCCAACATACTTACCGTTAAGTATGATTTGCGGTACAGATCTTGGCTGTGGCATACCATTCGCTTCAAACTCTTCTAATAAAGTTTCTCTGCTTAGGTCTCTGCCTATTAACATTTCTTTGTATTCTATACCTGATGTCTTGAGCAAATGTTTTGCCTTATCACAATAGGTACACATTGGTTTTGAATATACTACGTTCGTCATAATTATAATTTAAATCCTTTGAATGTATCTTTTTCTACGTCTTGTTTTACGCCCCCAATAATATATGACTCTACTTCTGTTTCTTGTGGAGCCACTTGTAATCCTGCTGAACTCAACCAATGTTGTGTCCAAGGTAAAGGATTAGTATTCACTGGTTGATCAAAGATAGGTTTGTATCCTAAGGCTTTCAATCTTCTGTTAGCAATGAATTCTACATACTGGCCTAAGATTTCTTCGTTCAATCCAATGATGGATCCATCTTTAAACAAATACTTTGCCCAAGCCTTTTCTTCTTCAACGCAGGTCTTCCACATAGTATAAACTTCTTCTTCACTTTCCTGTCCTAACTTTTGCATTTCAGGATCGTCGTTACCACGTAACCAATTTTTAAGAACGTGTGTAGATAAGTTTAAGTGTGTTGCCTCGTCTCGTGCAATTAATGAAATAATTTTTGCTGATCCTTCCATCATTTTACTTTCCGCAAATGCAAATGTACAAGCAAATGAAACATAAAATCTTAAACCTTCTAAGATGTTTACGTTCATCATTGCAAGGAATAATTTCTTTTTGACATCTGTCATTGATCCTTTGCCTTTGTAATGAAAGTTTTCTACTGCTTCTGTATAAGAATCATAATTTTTTGTAACTGAAATCGCACGTTTAATAATTTCGTCATCTTCTAAGATGTGATCCAATACTTCACTTGGATCAGGATAAACGTTTTTCATGATGTGTGTATATGAACGTGAATGAATAGTTTCAAAGAAATCCCAAGTTACAATACAACCTTCTAGTTCAGGTAATGATACCCAAGGTAGGAATGCAAGACTTGGCCCACGTCCTTGAACACTATCTAATAGTGTTTGATATTTTAAATTACTTGTAAAGATATGTTTTTGTTCAGGTCTGAACTGTTGATAGTCTGCCCTATCTTTTTGAAGACTTACTTCTTCAGGTCTCCAAAAGTAACCTAGCATAGTTTGATTAAGTTTATCAAACTCAGGAAACTTAAATGTATCATATCTCTGTGTATTCTGATCTTCACCAAAGAACATAGGTTGCTTTGTAAAGTCTACTTTATTTCTATTAAAGACAGTTTTCGCCATTTCTTACTCTTTCTATATCTCTACTTTCCTATACTATTATAAATTATTTCACGTAACTTGTCAATACTTAAATTGCACAGGCTTCGCATTCTTCGTCCAATTCCTTTTGAGAAGTTGGTTCAGGGTGTGGTGCTTCTTGCTCCAGCGGAGTACTTATCTCTTCTCTTAATTCTTCTACGTCTTCACCTTTAAAATCGTAGGTATTTTGATAGTAAGAAGTTTTCCAACCTAATTTGTATGTAGTTAATAAGTCTTTGAACATAACACTCATAGGTACTTCGTTATCTTCGTATTGAGTAGGATTGTAACTCCAATTACCTGATATTGCTTGATCAAAGAACTTTTGAATCACAGCCATTACATTAATGTAACCTTCGTTGCCTTGCATTTCCCAAAGCAAGGTATAATAATTTTTTAAACTTTGAAACTGCGGAACAATTTGCTTAAGAGGCCCTTTTTTTGATTTCTTAATGGACAAGTACCCTCTAGGTGGTTCGACTCCGTTTGTGGCGTTCGACACAATGGAACTGCTCTCCGAAGGCATCTGTGCGGACAATGTCGAGTGCCGTAGACCGTGGTGTCGAATGTCATTGCGTAAAGTATCCCAATCATACTTTAACTTGATATTACAGACTTCATCCAAGTCTTTCTTATATGTGTCAATTGGTAGTATGCCATCACTGTATTTAGTACGGTTAAAATAATCACAGGCACCTCTTTCTTTTGCAATTTTATTACTTGCTTTTAAAAGATAATATTGAAATGCTTCTGTAAGTTCATGTACCTTAGTTAATGCTTTTTTATCATTATATTTTACACCATGTCTTGCAAGAAAGTGTGCTAGTCCAATATAACCTATTCCCAAAGAACGTCTTGCTTTTGTAGATTTCTCAGCCGCCTCTACAGGATATTTTTGATAATCAATTATTTCTTCTAAGGCTCTTACTGCAAGTTCGCATAATTCTTCTAAATCATCAAGTTCTTTTAGAACTCCAACGTTAATTGCACTTAAAATACATAAAGCAATTTCACCTTCAGGGTCATCTATGTGTTGTAAAGGTTTTGTTGGTAATGTAATTTCCTGACATAGGTTGCTCATGTAAACTGTATCTTTAAATGAACTATGTGTGTTTGCATGATCTACATTCATTAAGTATATACGTCCTGTCTCAGCACGTTCACGAAGCATATCACTAAACAATTCCATCGCAGGAACACTTTTCTTTCTTATGCTTGGATCCTTTTCATACTTTGTGTAAAGTTTTTCAAACTTTGCTTGATCACTAAAAAATGCTTCATATAATTCTGGTACCTGGTGTGGCGAGAATAAAGTTATGTCTTTACCTCCTAAGAATCTTTCGTACATTAATTTGTTTAACTGTATTGAATAATCTAGTTTACGAACTCTATTATCTTCTGTTCCTTTATTATTTTTTAAAACTAGTAAGTCTTGAATCTCATAATGCCAAAGTGGGAAATGGGTAGTAGCACTACCTCCACGTACTCCGTTCTGGGTACAACACCTAACAGTGGATTCAAACTTCTTTAGAAATGGAACAAGACCTGTGTGTGCTACTTCGCCACCTCTAATCTTAGAGTTGATTGCTCTAATACGTCCTGCGTTGATTCCTATGCCTGCCCTTTGAGCCGTATAACGTCCAATAGCCATATCGCTAGAAAAAATACTATTAAGGGTGTCATCACTATCAACAAGGACACACGAAGCAAATTGTCTAACAGGTGTACGTACACCGGCCATGACTGGCGTTGGGATATTGATTTTAAAAAGTGAGGTCGCATCATAGTATCTCCTTACGTAATACAATCTATCTTCTTTAGGATAGTTTGCAAATAATGTTGCCGCAATCATCATGTACATATATTGCGGTGGTTCAAAGATCTGTCCTGAAGATCTATCCTGTACAAGATACTTGTCTACAATTTGTCTTAATCCTGCATAGGTAAAGTTTTCATCTCTCTTAAGTTTTATGTATTTGTCAAGGGATTCTAATTCATCTTCAGTGTAAAGGTCTAAAATTTGAGGATCATAAACACCACGTTCGATGTTTAGTTTGATCATGTCATAAAAAGATTTGTGTTTGTATTCACCAAACACGTCTTTGTACACTCCATATAATAAAAGTCTTGCCGCAACATATTGATAGTTGGGTGCTTCTAATGAAATAAGATCATTTGCTGACCTAATAAGAATATCTTGGATCTCCCGTGTACTCATTCCATCGTAAAACTGAAGGTTTGAATTCATTTCAACTTGTGAAATACTAACCCCTGATAAACCTTCGCAGGCGAATTGAACTACTTTATGAATTTTATTAATATCTAATGGGAGTCTTTTACCATCTCGCTTTACTATGTGAATTCCTGAACCGTTTGACATCTATTACTTCCTTACTTTTTACTTTTACAATACCTCAAAAAAGTATTTAGTTTACCTGGGGCATCTTGAAAATACGTTGTGATACAAAATGCTTTGGTAGTCCTATATATACTTCCTCAATTATCGGGTTTATTAAATTGTTATCCACAGCCAGCAGATGATATGTGTCTTTACTTTTTGTGTCTACTGTATTATGTATCTCAAAACTGCTATTTGAAAAACGTTCAGTTAATTGGAGACTGTAACAGATTCCTAAAGTAATGCACATCTCAGTATATAAATTTTTTTCTACTAGTTGCCATGGGTCTAACCAAGTTTTCTTATCCCAAGGATCTACATCTGTTTTGAACACACGAGGAGCATTTTTATACAACACAATACAATCCATGAACGGATCTTTGGATTTTTCTAGTGTTGATCTGAAGTCATGCCATTCTCGTAGCCGAGACTCATATCCGTTTTCAAACATTTACCTTACTATGTTTTTGAGTTGACTTTAAAATGTAAATATCCTTGATCACTTGTAGTAGAGTTTAACACCTGAATGGCCACTGTGTCAACCGTTGTGTCACCATTTACGTCAAGATAGTTTGCTCTAAACTGTAAATTGGTTTGGTTGCTGGCACTTCCACTATAAGTAAATTCGTCATCAAGGGATACTGCGTTGTTGACGCTGTCGATGACAAGATTGATTACACCCATACGTTGTGCATCAATTACTGAACTTTTGTATGTGTATTCAATTGAGAATGATCTAGAAGCGTCACCTGGTAATCTAAATAATGTTACGTAACTTCCTGTTTGTATTATGTTTAGATTATGTGTTGAACTATCAAATAAATCTATTTCACCTTCGGTTTCGCTTTTGTATGCAACACTTGTATAGTTTGCATCATACATCAATCTTCTTTTTCTTTCAAAGAAATCTTCGCTACTTGAATTACCTGCTTGACGTGTGTTGATAATTGTAAAGAAAGGAGTAGTGTCACCACCGCCCTCATTACCTACGTCAATAAACTTGTTACCTGTACTATGATTGAACTGACCATTCTGATACCATAAACCGTGTTGGTTGATGTATCTAAATAAACTGTTGCTTACATTGTTTCTTGATGGACCTGTTGCCTGTGCTTGTGATCCTATGATTGTATCTTTACCATATACAATACCAAAGTCATTTGTTTCAAATGTACATTTGTCAAATAAATTATCATTACAGTCATCATCACTTTTTACTGCATAACTGAAAC